TAATATCCTCCATATCCACCACCACCTGAAGGTGGTGTACTTGGTGGTGTACTTGGTGGTGGTGTACTTGGTGGTGGTGTGCTTGGTGATGGTATGCTTGGTGTTTCACTCGGTGTTGTTGGAACATTAGTTGTTGGTGTAATATTTGGTGTGGATACTGCAGAATCATTAATCATTGTAGAGGTTGATATTCCTGAAGATATTCTTTGTCTTAAACTTTCAGCAGGTGTATCATAAATTACATCATGTGGTGTATCTACATGAACTGCACCAACCATTTTAACTCCTCTTTTAGGATGAAGATGAAATGGTCCTGAATAAGGTTTTCCATTTACATATCCGACTATGAAATTAGTTTCAGGTCCGACACAATCAATTACTTGAATAATATCACCTTGAGGATCAATAGATAATTCTTTAATTATTGGTTTAATTAATGCACCACTACCTGTTAATGATTCTATTATTATGTTTGGTTTATTTGTAATCGCAATATTATTTATCGGTTGAGCTGAGATAATTCTACCATTACCTATAGTAACATTATATTCTAATCCGTTACTATCGGTTATAGTTGCGTCTTCATACCCTGATCCTGAATTCACCACGATAGTATCAACAACACCAACTGGTGTGCTATCTGATGATATAACATCTGATGCATCATTTCCAATGGGATAATTTTCACCCTCAGAAATAATATCCACTGATATAATTTGTCCGAATGTTGGTGAATTAGAATCTGAATCAATGTTTGCTCTTGCGATAGCACCATATCCCAATTGACAAGGATCACTAATACTTACTAGAGGAGGTTTTACAAGATATCCAGATCCTGGATCTGTAATCTCAACACCAATGATACTTGCAGTCCTGCTTACATCAGCAGTAACTTGTGATAAATCAGGTGTATTTTCAACAAATTCTCCTAATATAAGTTTACCTAATCCACCCTCACCATCACCACCAAAAAATGTTATGCTTGGAGAATCACAAAATGAAGGTTCAGCACATGTAGGATTTGGAAATGATGGAGTTCCAGATGAAACTGAGTTAAATGACTGTGTAATATTACTTACTGTATTCAATAAATTTGGCACAGGAAATGACCCAGATCCCACTTTTTGTTTTTTAACTTTACCAACGCATTTTGATTTATTTTGATTACAATCAAATAAACCACCAATGGAGGTAAACATATCTGCAGAACTTAATAGGGAGTCCTGCACTTTAAAAGTTCCCGGTAAAATACTACTTAATCCACTTAAAGATTCGGATAAGTCAGATGAAATTTGATTTGATATTTCATTTAATAAACTACCTGTAAATTGTTCTGCAACACAATCTCCAGCTACCATCGAATCAGCTAAAAACTTTCCTAACAAACCTTGTATTGTAGAGGATAACCCTGATTGAATTTTACCAGGTAAACAATCTAAACCAGATTGTAATTTTTTTATAGGACCTATCATTGCTTTTTGTGCTGCGATTGCAGCTAATTCAGATCCTGTTGCAGCTAAAACTGACGAATATAATGATTGTAATCCTGTTGATAATCCTGGTATCATATTTGTATATAATTTACCCATCATGTTGTTCACCAACCCATTAGATATTGTTTCTAAACTTTGAGTGGCGGATGCAATATCAGTGAATAAATTTGTCGTTGATGAGATATTTGAAGATAAATTTGTAAGCACACTTGATATGTTATTAAAAATACTGTCATCACATGTGTCTGCTACAACCTCCTCAGATCCAAAAGCTTTAGATGCACTTATTTCATCACCAGTTGGTTTTCTTAAAACTGGTGATTTTAAAGCATTACTATTTGATTCATTTGCCTCACCTTTGTCTAATGTTCCATCACCCGTGGGTACATTTTTTGTCCATCCAGTCGATGGAGCAAATCCATCTTCAGGGTCTGGTGCATCTTGCGATACATCATTAGTTCTTCCAAGTGCTCCCATAATAACAGGCACTTGTGCGTTATTTCCATCAATAAAAAATCCTACAACTGAATCACCCGGACGATATTTAACAGTTTGACCTTGACCTGCAGCACCAGTTCCTGCTGTTGCAGGGAGAAGAGCAATTGCCCATGGTAAATCAGCATCCTTTAACTCACTTTTACCACGGGGATGATATCCAATGATTCTAACTTTAAATCTATTTCCCCACCCCTCACCAGATACTTGTTTCCCCTGTGCCTCAATTGGTGCAATTTTACCTATCCACCAAGTAAATCCATCTTGACCTATAAAATTAGTTTTGAAAAATGAATCTTGTAACATATTATCTCCCGAAAGTATCTCTAGCTAATGTCATTGATGAAACAGATTTTTCTGGATCAAAATGATGAACAATTGATTGTATTAAGTATTTACCACTTATCTCTTCATCTTTAACATTTTTTTCTTTCAAAGAATTTTTAAAAAATACACAATCAATCACATCACCTGCATCTAAATCTGTATTGCACGGAACAGAGATTTCTACCTTTTGAGTTGTTAAAATATTATATCCACTAACAGACTGAGAGAGGTATTTTTTAGGATCAGCATTCTCTTCTTTTGATACATTAGGTTCAATCGTTCCTACATCTAATACTTGAGTAAATGTTCTTGATGGTTGTGTAACTATATCCTCAGGCAGAATATCTTCAATTTTTTTACCACCAAGTGTTGTTTTGCTTTTTGATTTAAAAACTTGACCTGTTACTGAAAAATCATTTGGATTAAAAAAGAATCTACTGCTTGAGTATGCTCCTAATCTCAATTTGCGAATTATATCTTGATTTTTATCTATTTTATAATTAAGCATCTTCAAATCTAAGGATGGTAAATCTGGTGTTGGTTTAAATGTTGAAGTATTGTATTGAACTTGAGAGTAAACAAATTTAGACTTTGGTTTTTGATTTATTAAATTAATTATTGATTTGAATTTAAATCCACTTTTTGTTTGAAAGAAAACAAATCCAGATGAACTATTATTTTGTGATTCTTCAGGAACTGCTTTTGTTGCCAACCATGTTAGTGTTTTAAATGGTTTCTTTAAATTACCTATAAAAGAATATTTGTTTTGTGTAGGATCTATATCAATTTTGTTTTTACTTATACCTAAAATCTCTGTTAGAATAGATGTAACTGATTGTTTTATTGTTCCAATATATTTTTTTGATACACTTGAAATTTCATTTGTTATTGCTTCTCTGGAGGACAAAGTGAGTAAAAAAGACTCTCTCTGTGAACTTGATATAACATCAGATATACTTGTCACAAATAAATCCATATCTAAACCAGATCTATTTTTAACTTGTTCAATAATTTTTATTCTTACTTTTTCACCACCTCGTAATGGTAAACCATTATAGACCCCTTGATCATTTATCACATTTCCTGTGAGTGAAACTCTCATTTTAGCTGTTACAACAGGAGATAATATATTTTGAAAAAACTCAAATGACACAACACCAAGTCTTAGATCAACAGTGTTATTACCATCATTAGACGTTATTTCAATAACTTTATATGATGCTGGATCCTTTGCTGCCATTATAAATCTCCTAATTTAGTAAGTAAAAGGTCATTAACTTGTTGTGATTTTTCCTTCACAACTATCACTTTTTCAGATGATTGAGGTTGCATCATGTTATTATTTTTATTGTTGCTTTCATTATTTGAATTAATCACAACAGTTCTCCTTTTTCGTTTTCCAAATTGATTTATATTGTTTATAGTTGTCATATTTTTATTATTTACTACTGATTTATCTATTTCTATTGTCTTACTTATCTTATTTACTGATAAATTTCCCCCTCTTGGATCAGATTGTTGCAATGAACTTGCATCAGGAGTGTTATCTTTAAAATTTTCTAAACTTATATTTAATCCACCTTCTTCATTTAAAAGATTAGTATCTGTTGATTCAAAACTTTCTTGTATAGGTCTAGTTGTTGTTGCAGTAACTTCATTTCTTCCCGATAGTCTATCTTCGTATGCGAATTTTTTGATTTCTAATTTGGATTCTGCAAACTCTAATCGTCTCGCATTTGCTTCAGTTCTTTTTTCATCAAATGCTGCTTGTCGTTTTGATACTTCAGATTGTGCTGCTTCGTATCCACTTTTTAATTCTTCAAGTGTTTGATCTCTTTTTTCTTCTTTTTTTTCTTCCTTTTCATCTTCTTTTTCTTCCTTTACATTTTCAGGATCAAAATTTTCTAGATCTTTTTCAGTTTCACTTAGTGATGTATCTATTTCATCTTGTAATTCTTTTTTTGATGACTTTAAGTTTGTGGATGCTATATCTTCATCAAGTTTTTTAAATGGTTGAAACAAATTACTAAAAAATTTTTTTATATTAGGTATTATATTTTTAAGAAATTCTACGAATCCTTTTATTTTTTCAATAATATTTTCGATTGCTTTTATAAATTTTGGTATATTAACAGCTAACCAACCTAAAAATAATTGTTTTATTGCCGACATAATATTAGATCCAAATTTTTTAGGATTAATTTTTTTATTTTTTTTCGGTATTGTAGGATTATCTTTCTTCTCTAAATTTTGTTCTTTTTGATTTCTTTTTTGTTTTTCTAATCTTTTCTTTTCAAAAATAGATCTAATCTTACTTGTACCTTTTTTTATAGTTTTAGATTTTTGTATTGATTTTTTGACACCACTAATTATATTTCCAGATTTTGAAAACATTGACTTGCCTATTTTAATTACCGACTCCTTCATGCTAAGTTAAACTCCGATTGGGTTCCCACAAGGTACATATTAGAATTATCTTCTGATGCAAAATTGATTATATCCTCTTCAATTTCACCATAATCAGGTGAACCCATTGTCTGACTTTCACCTACGTTTTGATTTTGTGATCCATCAATCACCACCACTTCATCTTCAGGTGCTCCATAATCATATATTTTCTCATTTTTTTGATTTACTTTAGTTGCATTTGTTGTAATTTTAGAATCTATTTTTGAAGTTTCTTCACCTTCACCAGTGGTGGATTTTTTAACATCTCTTGCTATATTTGCCACATCAGCTGCAGTTGATATTGCTGTGCCAACACCAGGCACAGTTGATGCAACACCTGAAATTAGTTCAAGACCTGCTCCGAGTAAATCACCTTTTCTTGCTCTGTCAATCGCAAATGCAGTTCCTAAAACTAAACCAACAAGTGGTATTTTTTTCGCAAGTAATTTACCAGTTCCCTTTTTAACAGCACCTTTTGCTACATTTTTACTTCCACTTTTAAGTAATGTTTTACCAAGATTTTTTCCTTTTCCTGCTACGTTTTTTGCTATATTAAGTCCCTTACCTCCTATATTTTTTGCTATGTTAAGTCCTTTTCCCCCTATATTTTTTGCTACATTAAGTCCTTTTCCTCCTACACCTTTTACTACATTAAGTCCTTTTCCAACTATGTTTTTACCAAGATTTTTTATTCCTTTACCCAAATTTTTCAACGCACCTGTTGTGGCTTTAGCAAATTTTCCACCTATCTTACCAAATTTTTTAATCATGAAACGAGTGAATGATTTACCAATTCCTTTTTTATAGATTTTTAATAATTTAAATAAACCTCCCTTCGCTATGAACATTAATCCACCAACTGCTGCAAGTCCAAGAGCAACATTTTTTGCTATGCTCCTCAACTTCTCCATATTACCTTCTTGAAAGGCTCTAAACGCTTGTATTCCTTTATCAGTCAACCATCCAACAAATAAAGTTGTAAAGGCACCTTTTAATTTTTCTAAAAATCCTTTTACTTTTTTAAACCTTTCGACTTGAGGTTTTTCCTCTTCAACTTGTTTTTCTGGTTCATCCCCTGCTTCCAGTAATAATTCTTTTTTAGCTAGTTTTCTCTTTTCATCTAATTCAATTTTTTCTTTCAGTTCTTCTAAAGTTTTTTTCCTATCTGATTTCTCCTCATCAACAATAAATTTTTGAATTTTTTCAATACTTTTTGATACATCATGTATATATTTTTCAATTACACGAACTCTTTTTGAAATACTATCAGGACTATCATCAACTGCATTTTCTACATCATTAGGATTATATTTAACAATCGGTGCAAATCTTGACAATTCATTACGTCCCATGAATTTATTAAAATTCACTTGTCTACTTTTAAATGCAATATTAGGATCTGGAGTTCCTCCCCTTGCTTTTATTAATGCGTTTTTATATTCCGGATCCGTTCTTGCTCTAGCTGCATCAACTGGAGCTTTAGGATCAAATGGTTTTTGTGGTTTTTTAGTTATTCTAGCCACTTTGTTGTTGACGTTTTAAATTTTCCTCTTCAATATACTGTTGTAATAATGAAATATAAATTTCCTTTTCCCAAGGAATCATATTTTCAAGTTCAGTTATTGAGTATTTATGATGTTGCATCAAGGCAAAATTCAACTTATAGTATGACTCAAGACTTGTATGAGCCATACCTACTCGAAAAAATCTGATAATCCCTCTAAGATTATTTTATTTTTCACATTTGTTTTTGGATTTAATACCTCAACAGTGTATGACAATTTAGGCATAGAGTCAAAGAAATACTCAACCTCTTTAAATTGTTTTGAATTAAGTTGTTCTATAAATTCTGTAAGTTCTTTTTTTGAACAATCAGACGCAGACCATGATTCTTCTTCATTATACACTTGATCAATACATGATGTGATTAAATCAAATGATTCCTTTAATCCCACCTCATTTGGATTAAAGTTTGAATTAATAAATTGTGAGAGAGATGGATACTTCATTCTCATTTTTAAATTATCATCCAGTATAATATCCTTTGTGTGTTTAGAGTCTTTAACGATTTGTATGTCATCAAGAGGAATATTTACAGCAACTTTAGTTTTATTATCATCTGGACAAGTAACTAATACTTCTACCTCTTCACCAACTGATTTTCCTCTTATATTTAAGAACAAATACTCCATATCAAAGGTTGATAGATGATCTACTTTTACACCTCTTGTTAAGATACAACCACTAATTACATCCTTAATCGCATTGGTGATTTGTTTTATATCCTCAGACTCTAGTGCAATAATAAGTATTTTTTCTTCTTTTACAAGAAATGGTCTGTATCTTATCTTTTTTCCAGTTGACGGAAGAACCAATTCATAGGTCGGTGTTTTTATTTTGGGTAATGGCATAATAATATCAAATGTATTTTATTTATGTGAGTAATCGAAGTAAAGATGAAGTGAAATTTTCACTGTTTCCAAACTGTCTACTTAAACTTGTAGATTTTCCACAAATGTATCTTGTATACGCAAACTCCACACTCATCTTTAAAGTATCAGATGATCCATATTGAACAGGAACAGATGACATGTTTCTAGGGAACATCTCATAAAATGTGTACTCTATTGAGTCCTTATAATCACGATCAAACTTAACTAATTTTATTTTATCACATTTATATCCATTTGCTGCATCTTTGGGATATCTCATTCGATAATAATATCCATCTTGATCCTTTGAAACACCTGAGTTCTCTGAACCATTTGAAACATAGTCCATCCAATGTTCCATAAACTTCAGCATTTTATACTGTTTATCAACATAAAAATCAAGATTAATTGTTGTAAATATTCTACTATGAACCATGGGTTCAATCACACCCATGAAATTACCTCTGGTCTCTGTAGTTGCTAATTGACTTCCGGGTAAAGAAGCATTACTACACAATAAACCTGCGTTTCTCAATACAAAAGCACGATCAACATTCTTACTACTCAAAAATCTTCTTAATCCCTCTGACAATCCATCAAAAGATAGTTCGTAGTGAGATGTTTGTGCAGTATTTGCAACTATTCCAATATAATCAGTTATTTTTCTCTTTGTTATCATTAAACTAAATAGTTTGTATATTTATATTTATGTATGTCATATAAGGGTAAATATCAACCTTCATATCCAAAAAAGTATAAAGGTGATCACACAAATATCATTTATAGATCTTTGTGGGAAAGAAAATTTATGGTTTATTGTGACACAAATTCAAATATTTTAGAATGGGGTAGTGAGGAGATAGCATTACCATATAGATCACCACTTGATAATAAAGTGCATCGATACTTTCCAGATTTCTATATAAAAGTAAGAGAAAGTAATAACAAAATTAAAAAATATATTATTGAAGTTAAACCAGCAAAACAAACTATAGAACCCAAAGTCAAAAAAAGAAAAACAAAAGGTTATATCTATGAAGTGCGTGAATATGTTAAAAATCAAGCAAAATGGAAGGCAGCAAAGGAATTTTGTAAAGATAGATTATGGGAATTTAAAATAATAACAGAAAAAGAACTAGGAATAAAATGAATAGTTTTCCAACCGATGATAATAGCAATCGTATAAGAGGTGTTGTTGGTAGTATTATCGGCACAGAGGATGCAGATGATTTGATGGTAAATTTAATGGAGGCAGTCACAGATTCTAGCACTCCAGTTCCAGATATTGGTAAGTATTATATATTTGTATATAATCCGAAGACTCCAAATATAAGATACGATCAAAATCCTCTTGTTGCAGTCACTGATATTTTCCAATGGGGATTTCGTGGTATCAACCTACACATGGGTGGATATCGTCAATACACATGGACAGAGGTTGCAGGAAACCTTTATGAAATCTATCCAGATGAGTTAGCAGACGTAAGAGAAATACCTTTTGGCAAATTCTTACTAAATAGTTAAAAAATTAGGTCGATAATGTATAATCTTAATTGGCAAGATCAAAAACAATTTAGCAAAAAAGAAATAAATAAAAGTTTTGGTGGTTCTGCAGCAACTGGTGAATTATTTAAAACAAACCCTTTTGGTGGTAAGACATATGCTGAAAGTATAAATGTCTTAGGTAGTGCAGGACCTAATAGTTCAGGATCTGCTGGTAAAAAATCAAGTGTTAGAAAACCTTCTCAAACACTAAGATATCCAAACGCACAAATTACAGATAATACAGACTACTTAGAAATAAAGGTTGTAGAATACGTTCCCACTGGAAATCCAAGTAATTTTGATTTTAGTCAAGACCTTATACCGAATAAGGAAAGTAGAGCACAGTATGGATCATCTAATAGTGTTTTTAATGTAAAAAGAAGTTCTGATAATTATAGTTCTAATAGAGAGAAAACATTAGGCACCGTTTTATTACCAATTCCTCAAAGTGTTATGGATAATAGAGGAGTTGCCTGGGGAGAGAGAGAATTAAATGGTTTCGCAGCTGCAGGTATAGCTGCAGGTATGGCAGGTATACAATCTGATGGTGTTGTTGGGGGTGCTGATAAATTATTGAAAGGAGGATCAAACGCTGTATCTCAATTATTCAAAGAGGGAGGAGTTTCACAGGATGCTGCCTCTTCATTTTTTGCAGGTAAGGCAGCTAATATCCTTGGGGCTAATGTAAATCCACAAGAGATAGTAACCAGAACTACAGGTCAAGTATTAAACAATAATTTAGAACTATTGTTTAAAGGTGTTGAATTAAGACAATTTAATTTTGAATTTACTTTAACACCAAGAGATGTTACTGAATCTAATACTATCAAACAGATAATAAGACTTTTCAAACAAAATATGAGTGGAAAGAAAAATGGTGCGAATAATGCTGGTGGTTTATTTTTGAGCAGTCCAAATATATTTAAATTATGCTATAAAACTGGTGGCAAAAAACATGCATATTTAAATTCATTCTTTCCAATGGCAATGAAAAAAATAGAAGTGAACTATACTAATGCAGGTACTTATGCAACTTATGAAGATACAACTCCTGTCAATATGAAAATGACTATATCTTTACAAGAAATAAATCCAATATACAATGAAGATTATGATACTGGAGACGGAGCAATAGGAGTTGGATACTAATGGGTTATTTTTCAGAACTACCAAATTTACAATATCAATCACCATTTTCTGATAGATTATCAGACTCATCATACGTATTTGCAAAAAATATTTTTCGTAGGATGAAAGTCCGTGATGATTTACAAAATGTATTTACTATTTTTAATAAGTATCAAATAATAGATGGAATAAGACCTGATAATGTTGCGGAAGAATTGTACGGAGAATCTGAATACGATTATGTTGTTCTCTTGACTGCAAACATCACAAATATAAGAGATCAATGGCCAATCACAAGCAGAGAACTTTATGAATATACAGTTCAAAAATATGGTTTAGAAAAGATAAATGATGTTCATCATCATATCACAAGAGAAATAAAAGATTCAAATGGTAAATTAATTCTACCTGCAGGTAAAATTGTGGACTCAAATTTTACAGTAAGTTACTTTGATTCAACACCAACCACCACTTCAACCAAAGAAACTGTAAGAGGTATCACTAATTATGAACATGAGGTTGATGAAAATGAGAAGAAGAGGACAATATATGTTCTTAAACCAATTTACTTAGGTCAATTTTTAGATGACATGAAAAATGAGATGATCTATAAAGAATCATCTCAATTTGTAAATCAAAGATTAATTAAAACAGAAAATACAAGAGTAACTATACCTTAATTATTCCTCTGCGAGTTTTTGAAAGTAAGATAAAGCATCATCATCATCTTCAAGAGAATCATTTGCTTTAGCAGTTGTTGTTGCTACCAATTCTTCTGCTTCACCACGATCATTATCTTCTTCTTCGAAACTTGCAACTTCTGAACGAGCAGTAGTGTTACCAAGAACGTAATTAAGTCTAGTTTTTAAATCTTCATAAGATTTAAATTGATCAGCAGCAACAAACTCAGCAAGTGAAAATTGTTTTTTCCAAAGTGCTTCCAGTGCATCGTCATCATCAAGTAATGGTGATTGAGTAGTAAATTCAGAACTGTCATAGTTTCTGTAACCTGCTACGTTCTTTGCTTTCAACTTGAAGTTAGCACCTTGCCAAAAATCAAATGGATCAATTGCTTCCTCATCTTCGAACTCAGGTTGCATTGCTGCTGTGAGTTTATCAAAAATTTTCTTACCATACTTATATAAGAATACTTTTCCTTCGTTCTCAGGATTAGCAGGATCCTTTACAACATAAATGTTGCTGATATATGTGAGTTTACGTTTCTGTTTACGAGCAGCATCTTTACCTGCATCTGTTCCATTATTCCATAATTGTGAATTATACTCTGATACAGGATCTTTCTGACCAAGAGTTGTCAAAGAGTTCTCAATATACCATCCACCAGTGCCCTGAAAGGCATGAGAGTATAATTTAACAAATGGTAGATCTTCACCATCAGGTGGTGGAAGAAAACGTATTACTGCGTATCCATTACCAGATTTATCGACATCTAGTTTCCATAAACGGTCATCACCTGATGCACCGTTATTGTTCATTTTCTCGACTTCTTTAACTAACTTTGCAGTTAATGAGCCTAACTTTGATTGCTTTTTTAAATTTGCAAAAGACATTTGGATTTCCTCGGATTTTTTAGATTTGGAAGATAATTGGATTATAACATGAAATTATGATTTAGTCAATTTTTTATTTTTGAAATACTCACTTTCACATTGATAGTAAATTCTTAATTGAAAAAATTTAGGTTGTTGATATTTGGGTGGTTCATCTTGATTTAATGGATTAGTGTGTAATGAAATTTGATCGTGTTTATGATACATAAAATAATTTGTGTAACAAACTATTTATCACCCATTTTATCCCTTAAAGTTGCGATTGTTGTTTCCATTTTATCGAATAACATTTGCATACTAGTTCCCTTTGGAAAACCTAATAATGATACAGAATTTTCTAAATGACTTTTAGTTTTTTTAGCTTCTGGATCATCAGATAAACATAGTCTAGCATACATTATTTTTTGTTTTTCCAACAATGTGAGTAAACTGTCAATATGATCTTTTTGATCCTTATAAGACATTGTATCAAATGCAAATGCATTTTCAAAACACACTAATTGTAATTCATGTATTTCATCAATTTCATCTTTTATTAAGTTTGAATCAAAAAATTTAGTCATCGACAATCTCTCTTAAAATTTTTTTATAAGACATCACATTAATATTTAGGAAGGGTAAATATTTTTTTAATTTTAAACTCACAGATTCCCATACAGGATCATTTAGTTTATTATCAAATTTTTTTCCAAAAGAAAATATTTTTTCGAATATTACGAAAGTTTCTAAACTTATTTTTCCTCCTAGATATCTTTTTAGTATTAATGGGTGTCCTTTCGAGCAATTGAATACTTCTTCTAATTTGTTTTCCGATAGCAATTCCATCGATTGTTCTTTGAACAAGTATGTTAAACTCTGCTGTCGTCTTGTCCAATCTGCGTAAATCTTTTCTCCAGAATTTATAATTTCTCCAATCCATAAATTTTTAGGGTTGTCTGTGGTAACAAAATTAGATAATAAAAAATTAGTGATTTCTTGATCAGAATATTTTCTTGATGTTTTTTCAAACCAATACTTATCTTTTCTTTTATTAAAAGATGTAATTGTTGCTTTAGATTTACCACCATACTTAATAAAGTCATACTTTTTATTTGTGAAATGACTTTTCATGGACAAGTATGTCTGATAAGTCTCAAATGGTGTCACTTTCATTATAAAGGTAATTTAGCACGGGAAGTTTTTTTCATAAAATTAAGTTCTTGAGCATCCCATTTTAATTTTTCTTTAAGTGGTTTAGAAATTAATTTTGATACTGATTCTATTTCAATATCATTATCATCACAATATTGACATATAGCCTCTATGTAATTAACTTTTTCTTTAGAGACAATTGTTTCAATTTCCATAGAGAATTTTTGAGGTGTTAAAAACTTATCTTCTATTGCCTTTTCTAATTCTTTATTTGACTCCATAGGACTCCAATTTATCGTTGACAAATTTTTTGATGTATTCATTAAGTAATCTAATATACTTGGTTTTGTCGTACTCTTCATAAACAACACATTCTCCATTTTCACATGACATAATAATTACCAACTTCTTAACAGATATACCAGTTAATTCATAAAGCATACAACCGTATGCCATAGCTTGAACAAAATAATTTTCTATCCATTCTCTAGGTTTTGGTTTTGCTGATGTTTTAAAATCAATTATTGATAACTCTCCGTTATATTCGGCGATACAATCAACAGTTCCCGCAATTCCTAATTGCTTACTATATAGGGAACCTTCTAAAACACGAATATTATCTATGTTATTAAGTTTCTTTTTAGAAACGTTAAAAAGAAACTTAGAAATAGGTGGGACATTAGGAAGATCGGTATCATTTTTAAGATAGTGTTCCGTTAAAGTATGCATATTAGTTCCACGAGTAGTGGCAGCTTTGGTGACACGATCTGCTTCTTCATTACCTACTCTTTTTCTCCAATCAAGAAAAATTTGTTTATTAAAATGACTGGTAACAGATGTTATAGATACTAATTTAATTAAATCATCATTATCTGGAACAGAATAATAACGAACTCCGTCTATGGTTTCCCTAGATAATTTAGGAAGATCAATATCAATATGATTAAACATTAATTAAATAGATTGTTTTGCTAAAATATACTCTTTAACGAGACCAGATCGAACTATATCTCCGACCTCAAATTCTATTATATCAAAAGATTCCATTTTACGCAAGATGTTCATAAAATCATGAATACCATTTCTTTCATTTGATTTTGTTAAATCACTCTGGCTTGCATCTCCACAAAACATAATTTTACTATTTTCACCGACACGAGTAATGATAGAGTCTAATTCATGAAAATTAAGATTTTGAAATTCATCAACTATAATGATAGAATTATCTAATGTTGTCCCTCTCAAAAATGAAGTACTCCAAAATTTAATTGTATCTTGAGATCTTAAATTACCATATAACATTTCAAAATCTGCATCACTAGGCATTTGAAACATATATTTAACCATGTGTTTATATGGTATCTGATAAATGTCTGCTTTGTCCTCATGATCACCAGGTAAAAAACCAATTTCACGAGTTGAAACTAAAGAACGAACAAGATATATTCTTTCATATGGAGTATTCTCATTTAAAACATCTTTAATTGAATTATACAATGTGATGAATGTTTTACCAGTTCCAGCACATCCGTATGCAATTAAATTTTTCCCATCCTTATATGATTTAAATAAAACCTTTTGATTTTGAGTTAATGGTTCAATATCAATAAGATAATCCATGCTTAAAGGTTTTTTTCTTTTCATCTGTTTGACGGTCAACCCAACTCCAATTGGTTGATCTCCAGATGCTCTTTTTCTTCTAGGCATTAGAATGAATAATCTCTATTTTTACGAACATTTGCACCTGGTTGTTTCGATGCCCTATCTAAAACTTCGTTCCAACCAGAAGATGCTGCCTCACCTGTCCATCTGAATATTTCCTGTGATGATGCGACACCTGCTTGCCAATCTTTATCCCAATCAGGATTATCCTTTCTCCATTGATCATACTCTTTCATAGTCATGGAGAGTTCTTTCTTCTCCTTTGTTTCTTTATGTATTACTGGATATGTAGGCATAAGTGTTTCGTTTTGTAAAATATTTAGACCCACTCAAGGGCTTCAGACACTGCAGGAAATTGTTCGGTAAATACCTTACGACATGCCTCTGCAATATCCATATGTTCTTTTTGTGTTCCATGTGCCGATCTTAAATTAATATAATGTATCCATGAACGACAAGAACCTGTCATGTATATGCGTGTAGGGGTGCATAGTGGCAATACCATTCTAGCACACTCTTTTGCAACACCCAATTCTAACATTTGATTATAAAGTGCAAGAGATGAACCAAAAAGAGTTCCCATCTGCATATTTAAAGATTGTATTACTTTAGGATCTAAGTCATCTGTAGAGTTTTGACGATTTTTTACATCTTGTTTGCGAAGTTTAGGTAATTCTATAGATCCTAATGCAGTGCTAGCTGCATATCTTTGAGAAAACTCTTGAAATGTAAAACTACGATGTCTTAATATCTGTGCTGCAATTGCACGAGTAGTTTCTATTTCAAGTGTCATCGTTGATTGCTCAAACACTGACCAATGATTATGTTTAATACAATACTTCAACAAACCAGAATAATTTTCGTTATCTTGATTTGATGGATTAGATACTCTGGCAATATATGCCATTGTTTTTTCAGCATCGGGAGTTATACTAATTAAATTAACCGTCATTTAAATCCTTTTGGTTTCGATCTTTTTATTTCTTTCTGTAAAATTTCTAATTGCTCTTTCATAAAAGAAAGTTCTTCAGAATTATACAGGTAATCCTGCATTATTGCAAGTTTTAAGTTTTTAAGTAACTCTTTAGATCTCATTCATCATCCTCATAAACTTGGTCATAATTTAAATCTGTATTCTTCAATTTCTTATAATCCTCATAAGTTAAGTATGATTCCCTATCGGAATAAACCTCTGCTTTTAACTCTGAAATAGCTCTTTCTAAGTCACTAATGAGAACTTTAAGATTTTCTTTATTCATGAGATTTTCATTTTATTTAGTATAACATAAAAAAAGGAGGGTTTCAACCCTCCTTAAGTTAACTGCAAGGTGATGCCTTACTTTTAACTTTTATCCCACGATACATGAGTTCGTGTCTTTCACGTTTTGTTGCTTCTTCAACAACTTTTGCGTTGTACTCTTCAGAGTCATACTTGACTCCACGATAAGTGACTGTTG